TTGCACCACTTGCATTTGTAAACGGCTGTGATCTTGTTTGATATTTAAATCCTAATAAGTCTAAACCTTTTGTGTAGCCATCTTCCCAATCTTTTCTAGACGCTTTGTATTGTGTGTAATTTTCATAAAGATCAGAACCTAATCTACCTAAAACTTCTTCTGGTAATAAATCTGCTAAGTTATCAAAGTGTTCGTTTGTGCCTGGCTGGTTTACAGCTTCTGGATCAAAACTAATTGTTGCACCACCATCTTCTTCTTGTGTTACTTGAATATCTTCTGGTCCAACTTGTTCTTCTATGTTGGCTTGAGATGCTTCTACAATCTCTTCTTCACTAGGTAATTCTATTTCCTGCTTTACGTTTGGTAAAGACTTGTCTATTTCTGACATTATTTTTCTCCGAGTTCGAAACCACTATAGTCTTTTTTCCAGGAACATTCAACCCCTGTGGGTGAGGTCCTCTAAGAGGTGGTACCGTAGTTGTTAACTTTTTAGTCATCTAATAATCCTAATCCTTGTATAGCAGCAGAGGCTGCAAATCCACCTATACCTAGTCTAGATAATCCTTTTAATGCAATTCTTGGTAAACCTAATCTAGCAACTTTTCTAAGTGTCGGACTCAGTCCTCTTGTTAGTTTTGGTGTCTGATCTGCAAATGCAGGATACAAATAATTTAATGGATCTGTTGCAATATCTGTAGGTGAGTCTCCAGCAGCTATCTGACTTGCAATATCTCCAGCTGCAAAAGGTGCTAGTAGTGCTGGCGATGCTGCAACTCCTAGTCCTCTACCTAAAACTCTTAAACCTGTTTTAGCCATACCAGGTGGTTTTCTTTCAATACCTAGTGATCTTGATTTACTTGCTTTAATTGTTGATGGTGCAGCAAGTGCTGTCGTCCCTGCAATTGTTGCACCTAAAGCTGGTAATTGATAATCTAATATTGCAGGTCTTTCTATATTAATAGATACAGGCTGTGTTGCCATGTCAACCAACATATTTTTCTGTTGATCTTCATTAGATAAATAAGTTGTTGGATCATCATTCTTAAATAATTTAACAAGTCCCACTGCTGTTCCTATAGCAGCACCTGCACCAAATGTTTTTGCTCCTGGTGATTTTAAAAACCCTAAGAAACCTGTGGCTGCTTGTTTAAACTTACCTATCTTACTTGCATCCTGTGCTAATTTTTGTGGATTATTTTGTATCGCATCTTCAACAGCGTCCACACAACTTATAACAGATCCACCTTTATTTTTTTTCTGAACGAATTTACAGATAGGTCCGTTATTTGCAGCATCAGCTCTAATATCAGTTAAAAAATCATTAAAACCATAAAACGTTCCTTTCTGGATTTTTGTTGCTTGTGTTCCTGCTCTATCAATTATTGCCTGTTCATAGTTTTTTCCTTTTAACCCAGAAAAAGGTTTATTTAAATTTTTTATTGATTCGTTAAATTGTGATTGAGTAATATTACCTGCTCGTAAAGAATTATTTAACGTCATCTCTACTGTGTTAATATCTCTTGTATTAAATCTTAAATTAGTAAAAGGCTCACCCTTCACACCTTCAGGACCGTGAAGAACATCAATAGTTCCATATCTAGGACTCCAATTGTATCCTTCAACTTGAATTTTTTTAATCAAATCCTTTACTTGAATTTTAGACCCAGGTTTAAAAGGATTATCAATGTTTCTATTTTTAAAAGCTGTAGCTTCATTGGTTACTTTATAGACTTCTGCAAAATCTTTTTTTAAAACAGAGGTGTCACTTAAATTTTTTAAATTATATTTTTTTCCATTGTAACTAAAAGATACATCTTTACCTTTTAATTTTTTTCCAAACTTCCATGGAATTTCTTTACCTTTTTTGTCAAAAAACTTTATGGGTCCTTGACCAAGGTTTTGATCCCAATTACGAAAAGCAAAATTCATAATTGTGTATTTAGGTTGAAAAGTTTTACCAACATCTTGACCAAAAGATATAATCGGTCTTCCCTCTAATAGCTCATCTGCTTTTGTTAATTGATCAGAAAAAGATAAACCACTTAAAATTATTTTTGCTTGACCTGTAGAAAGTCTATTACTTCTTATAAGATCTGCACCTTGATCTTTTATAGTGTTATAGGTAGGAACTTTCCCTGCTTGTAAAGACTTAGAAATTGCATCACGACTAAGACCTGTTCTTTTTGATAGAGTATGATACCAAAGGTCCCCCAGTGGCTTATCATCCATAAGCATTCTTTTTAAAACAGTGTCTAATTTTTGTTCAGTGCTCTCTAATGTATCTAAAATTGGATAAGTCTTTGGATCTAATCTGTATCTCGGTCCTGCTTTTTGTTTAGATCCTGCAGTGCCAGTTTTTATATTAAATTTCTTTACAGCTTTTGTTATTATATCTTGTTTAGAAACAAACTTATCACCATCATTTGCTTTTTTTATTTCTTTGGCTAAATACTTTCTAACTTTTTCAATTTTTTTAGCACCTATTTGTTCTGCGCCTACTTCAGTTGCAATTCCTAAAGCATATCTTGCTTGCTGAACATTTTGACTAGTAAATTCTCTACCGTATCTTTGTGTAGTATAATTTTCATTTAAAATAGCAGCTGTTTCTGAATCTGTTAAACCTTTAGACTCATTTAAAATTCTTCTTAATTCTTCTATTGTTATTCTTGGTTTAACAGCCATTACACCTCCAGGATGCCGGCAAGACCACCACTTTTAAATCCGATACCTACATCTATGCCGAGTTGTTTTTGAAGATCTTTGATTGCATCTGGAAAGTCATCTGGATTTTTTAATACTTTATAAAGTTGTTTAAAATATTCTGTTTTTTCTGGACCAACCATAGTTTTGTCAGCACTCATTTTTCCAAATAATCTTGATACGTCGCTACCTGTGAAACCATATTTTCTTAATGCTTCGAAAGAAGCTTTACCAAGTCTTGCAGCACCACCAGCAAAGAATGGTACACGTCCGCCATCTGCAAATTCAAAATCATCTATGTCAACTGTATCGGGATCAAAGAATCTGTCAGTGACTCCTCTGCCACCTTTGTCTTTGACACTAATTAATCTTTCAGCAAAAAGTTGTATGTCATTTGGTGTATCTAATTTTGCAACGGCTGCTGCAACTTTTGGTCCAAAATATTTTTGCACTAATAAAAATGGATCACCCATACCACCGCCACCACCTTCGGTCATAAATTTAAAATCATCTGCTTCCATGATATCAGATAGAGATGGGTTGCCTGGTTCATCAGTTAGATTTTTTATTCTATTTAAAAAATCTCTGGCGTTTGCTCTTACAACTGGCTGAGCTGCCTCTGATACACCAGCGTTTAAATAAATTTTATTTACTAAATCATTTACGATTAAATTATTATTTTGCACATTCTTAAGTGCTTCTAAACCTTTACCTGTTGGTAAAATAGTTTCTGCTGCATCGACACCTTCTGCTTTTGCTAAATTTTTAATTGTTTCTTCTGCAGACGCAAACGGTGCTGCAACATCACCCGGTTCACCACGACTTCCTGGTGGTGGTAAATCAGGATCACCTGGTGGTAAATCGTCTGCTGCTCTCAAAGACATTAAACCTTCTTTGTCTAAGTTTCTAGTTCTTGTTGCCATGTCTGTAATGTTTGCTGGCGCTGCAGGAGGAAAGTAAACATTCTCCATCTTTTTCATGTTAGATAATAATTTGTTTGCTTGAATGTCGTTTAGTTTACCGGCTACTGCATAACCTACAGAGCCTGTTAATTCTTCTACTGCTTTTGATTGTGGTAGTATAGCTAATGCTTCTTCGTTGATGTCCATGTCTAGCATCAACTCTGGTGATTTACCTTTACCTAAAAAATTTACATTAGTCTTAGTTCCAAGAACGTCGTTAACGTTACCCCCTAATTTTTTAAAGGATTGAAGAATTGCATTTAATATCTCTCGTCTAGCCATAATATTCTAATCTACTCCTGTCAGGCAGTGGTTCGTCTTTGTAAGAATCTTTATTACGAACTAAGCCACCTTGTTTAATACGCATCAACGCCTGAGTCATGGAGTCGACATAGTCATCGTAATCTCCATATGGAAATGATGCACACTCTTCCACAACTTCTTGAGCAAAATGTTGGTGCATAGGAGCCCATATCATTCCTGTCTCAAACAGCGGTGATACTGAGTTTACTCTAGCATGTTTATCATTTCCTCGGCTCGGTGTAAAGTTAACAACTGGTATTCCCATATCTCTTAATTCAGCAGTTAGAGGTATCCCTGATGCCTTGGCCTCGACTATCACCATATCAGGACGCCAGTATAAATACTCTTCGTGAGCAACTTTCTTTAATTCTGGAAACTCATATCGATCTTTGAAAGCGTTTAATAATATTATCTGAGGATTTTCATCTTCTGATTCAAAGACTCCCCATGTAGTTATAGCCGAAAAGTCAGCAGATTCTTTTTTAAGAAAAGCTGTATCGTAAGACTGAATTATAAACTCACACTTAGGTGGTTCCTTTTCCTCCCAGTTCTGCCACCAGTCACGTTTGATAATGGCACCTTCTTCAGCTGTAGGCTGTTGCATATACTGAGCATTCCAGTTGTTAACCGGAATAGATGCTTTTGTTTTCTCTAATTCGTCCTTGGTCCAGTATTCTGGCCACACGGGTTTTCCATCAGGTAATAGAGCCGGAAGTTCTACAACTTCCCATTCATCAGAGTTCTCTTCTCCCTGAGCCTTGATTAGTTGTCCGGTAAGATCTTTTGTACTCCACCTGGTCATGACAACCACGATACGACCACCAGGTTGCAAACGTTGACGTGGACCTGATGTATACCAGTTCCATGCTTTTTCGAATGACTTACTATCTTTTTTAATATCTTGTTCTTTGTGTGGGTCGTCGATGATTAGTAGATCAGCACCACGACCTGTTATTGCTCCACCAACACCGGCTGCGAAGTATTCTCCTCCCTGTTCCGTTTTCCATTTACCAGCGGCCTGTGAGTCCTCCATCAATCTCGTGTCGAATAATTCTTTGTAATTTTGTTGATCTACTAGGTTCTTGGTCTTACGGCCGAAGTCGACAGCTAGATCAGCCGTGTGTGTTGCTTGAATGATCTTTAACCGGGGATCGAGGCCAACCATCCATGCCGGGAGTAAGTATGAGGCAAACTCCGACTTTGTATGTCTTGGCGGCATGTTGATGATCAGACGTTTAATTTTCCCGCTAGCGAGATCATTAAATTTTTTATTAATCTTTTTGTGATGTCCGCCCTCAATAAACTCAGGCCAAACGTATTTTACAAAACTCAAAAAGTTTTTTCTAATTACTGGCTTGGTTTTATCTAATTCTACACTCTTTTCTAAATCCAGAAGTCGTGCTTCTTCTTCTGGGGTCAATCCTGAAAAATTTTCCATAAAATTTTTTATAATATTTTTTTATAACCTATTTTTGTAGGATTGGCTATAAGAGTCTAAATCTTACATATATGTGTACGTCTGGGACCCCTTTGTGTGTTTAGGGTGGGCCCTCCCTGAATTTTCAAGCAAAAAATCAATATGTTGTGGTACCTCTATCGGCACACACTATGCAAGAATTGCAATGCAGTTTATGCATACCCTTATGGGATTTTAAAGGATTTGGGGATTAGCCTCACCCCCAAACCCTAGTAGAGTTAAATCAAAAAGGCAATTCCTCTTGATTATTATTCTTCACTTCATTAGTTAATACTAATGGTTCTTCAACCATTGAGAAATTAACTTCTTGTAAGTGATAAGAATTTCTTTCTCTGTCCTCGTTCAATGTATCAAGAGCCAACAACTTTCTGATTGCTGTTGTCAAGTCATACATAGTTTGTTCATACACAGTATAAGTAGTTCCCCATGACCATTTTACTTTTTTGATTATGAAAAACTTTTTATCTTTTGTTTCACTCATAGTCTTATACTCCAACTATCTGACGCAGTTCTATAACCATCTGCGTCTATGTCAAAATAAGTCATTAACATTCTGCCCGACTTACTTATCCAATATCTGCATTTATCTGTCCATAATGCATTTCTTGTTATTGTCTTTTTATCACTTGCTGAATAGTAAGTGATAATAAAGGGTTTATTGTTTATCATGTTTATTTAGTCTACTTTCTATAACCTTTTTGGTTATGGGATTAGATTACACTAATCCCATAATATTGCAACAAATTAATTTAGGTTATCCGAATTAGTTTGTTGTTGTTGCATATATGCAACACGTTCTGCTATCTTCTGCTCTCTAGTTTTTTCAGTATTTTTCATACCTTTTATTCTTTCAGCTAGATTTTTTGGATTGTAAATAACCAAACCACTACTATTGGTTCTGATTATTTCGTGGTCTTTAACATCTAAACCAAGTTCATTAGCTAGTTCAATTCCCTCATCTAGCCATTTATAACCTTTTAATCCTAACTTGATTTCTTTCATCTGTTTCAAGATACTTTCAATCCATTTTGTATGTGCCATTACAAAAGCTGATTTTTGTTGTTTCCAAGAAATTAAAAAATCAAACTCGGATTTATCACACGCAATAGACCTATCT